CGACGTAATAGTCGGTGATGACATCCTTGCCGTCACCGAGGACGTTCAGCCTGACCCCGTCCCAACAGTTCGGCGGAAGGTCGGTGTACTTGTCAACGGTGTGCTTCATCCCCTTGATGCCGGTCTCCCCGTAGGAGTCCCACACCGCAAAGGTGAAGTCCGTATTGCGAGAAATCTTGAGAACAGACCCCTTGCGATAGACCGTGAAACCGCCGCCGCCAGCCTCAATCAGCGCCTTGAGGTCCGACGCAATCTGGTCGGTACGGTAGGTTGCCGGGCTGTTGGAGTCCCCTGTCGTGACGGTATAGTCCGTGACGCCGAGGGTGACGGTGTACTTGTTACTCTGAACGCCACGCTTCACCCACACGATAGCTTCGTAGGGAGCATCCTCAGGTTCTTCCGCCTCGTCCATAGCGACCTCGACGGTCTTGTTGAGGATGAACGTGTAGTCCGCCACGGTGACAGCCGCGAAGTCCTGACGCGGGTTTGAACTTGACAGGTACGTCAGTCCGTCCGGCGCGTTGACCGTCTTCTCGGTTCCAGCCATATCGTAAACCTTGATGGTCTGGTTGCCGATAAGGACAACATACCGCTCGGACGAATCCCGGTTGTAAAGGTGGACGAAATAGTCCGAGATGCCGGGAGTCGTGTTGAGTTTCTTTATATGCTTCAGCGGGGGACGGTTCGTCATCCCCTCAACGAGCGAAGGGAACACGTTGACCGCGTCAGCCACCTGAGAGGGTAGTCTGTTCGCCGCCGCCTGTTGGGAGATTCCGTTGTGAAAGCCGGGAATCCCTCTGCTGATTCTGTTCGACATTATGATTATCTCCGAAGTCCGGGATTGTTCATGAGGATGTTGTACTTCGCCGTGTCACCCTCATATTCCTCAAAGACGCGCCGGGCTTCCTTCTCGTCCGCTTCAGTCCAAGTGCAGACGGAATCCGCGCCGAGAACTTTCTGTGCAAACCGGCGGGATGCTTTGAGGGCGATGTAGTTACGAGCCGTTTCCGGCAGGTCGGTCCACGCAAGGAACGTGACCGTGTCGAGCTTTAAGCTCTGCGTGAAGACGAACGTCTTGTTTCGGCGGTCATAGAGCTTCTGACCACGCAAACAAATGTCTGAACCCCAAGACCCGCGATAGGTTGGGGTCACGCGCAGGATGTTCGCGCCGAAAGTGATGTATCCGTCGATGTCCGGTGTATACTCAATATCGGTGTCTGAGTTGAAGTACCATCCTTCCGACTGAACTTCACGGGAAGTTTGCTTGAGGATGAAGTTAGCGATAGCGACATCAGCGACACCGGAATCGTCAAGGGAAGCGACCGGCATGGAGCCGATGCTTTCCAGCATGAAGTTTACTGCATCAAGCTCGCTCAGTAAAGCGATGTTCATTTTTCTTCCTTTACAAAAAGGGGGACTCAAAGTTTTAACTTCAAGTCCCCCTTCGGTTGGGTTAATGGTTAATGCCGGTTAGCGTGGCTAGACGCAACTAGGGCAGGGCGATTTCCACAGCACCCTCGGGGCGCAGGGAATCATGCCCAACGGCGTACTTCGCCACCATGAGCGTACCCTGATGGGTGATGAGGTATTCCGACTCAAGCGCGAGGTCCATCAGCTTGACCGTACCTGCGGCCTGAGGATGCCACACAACGCCCTTCGTCTTGGTGAAGTCACCACGGTACTTGGTAATACCCGAGTTGATGTTCGTGGACGGGACGTTGTTCGACTTCAGAATCTCGATACCCGCCAGTTCCCACACCTTACCCTTCTGGACGTTGCCGCCGTTGGAGTAGTCGCGGTTGATGACGAGGTCGCTCTGAAGCAGGAGCCAGTACAGCGCGGGCTTGAAAGCCGCGAAGCGGGGCGACTCGGGGACGTTCATCTCATCCATCTTCTGACCGGCGCTCATGAGCGCACCGGCGAGGGTGTCGGCGTCCGTAGCGAGGTCGGCGTCCGTCACGGACGAGCCAGCACCGGAACCGGTGAAGGTCTCGCTGTCGCGGGACGCGAGGATGATGCATTGTAGGACTTCGCGGTCATACTGGTCCGCGAGGGCGATACCCTGCTCGTTGGTGTAGATGGAGCGGACTTCGTAGTGGTTCATAGCCTCGTCGATAGAAGCGATGAACACAGGCGCAATCAGAAGGCCGTCGATGTCGATAACCTTCTCCGAGTGCTTGATGGACTGCCCATCAATCATAGCGCCGGGAGTGTGCAGGGACGCAACAGCCTTCCACGTCAGGGGGAACTGAGCCGACTTGCCGGAAGCAATCGTGCGCTCAAGATGCCGACCCTTAACGATGGTCTTCTTCTCATAAGCAGTCAGGACTTCGCCAGCGTAGACTTTAAGGAAAAGCTCTACGGCATCAGCGTTACCGTCCTTGAGGCCAAGCCTTGAAACGGTGTAATCGGGAAGTGCCATTGTTGTTATCTCCTTTAGAGATTATTGAGGTATGGAGTTGTAATGGTCCTGCCCGAGTCTCTGGTTTTCGTTCTCTGAGTTTTCCCGTCCGCAGACAGGGCAAAGAGTCTGGTTGAACCTTGACTCAGTTAGGTGAAGAACGCTCTAAGAGAACGTCCTAAAAGAGTTTGGATGTACGGAGTTTATCCATAACATCCTGACGGTACGCGGGGTCCGTCTGATAGCGCGGGTCGCTCATTGCCTGAGTGACCTCTGCATAGGACCGGAATCCACCGACAGCCGGGGAGCCGCCCTTATCCCCACGAGTGAGGTTCGGGTCTTTGCCGTTGGCGGCTTCGTACTTGGCTTTGATTCCGGCGACCGCAAGTTTCACCTGCGGGATATTGCCGTTCTCACAGACGTTGTTAAACGCCGTAATTTCCTCTTGGGAGAGGTTCGTCTTTGCCCACGTTAGAATCTGAGTGTAGGCTTCCGCTCCACCGACGCTCGACTGAACGTCTGCGACGAAGGAGTTGGCGAGGGACTTCTGGCCCTCAATATACGCATCAACCATCGCCTTCGGAAGACCCATGCCTTCCAGTTCCTTGTACGATGCTTCGCTGAGTTGCCCGGTCTGAGCGAACTCGTTGTTGTACTTGGACACGTCGAGGTTGCCGACCATTACTTTACCAGACTCGTCAATCTTGAGTTGACCTGCCGGGGTCTGCTGGTTCGCCGGGGGCGTCTGCTGGCCTTGCTTGACCTTCGTATACTCACGCTCAAGTTCCTGATAGGACTTGGCGAGGTCTTCTGGGGTCTTGAACTTCTCAGGAAGCCATGCCGGGCGATTGGGGTCGGGTGCGTTGTTCTGCTGTTGCTGATTGTTGGGATTATCCTGCTGGTTGAGAGCAGGGTCCGGCGTGGGGTCGCCTTTAACAACTACCGATTCGGGCATACAAACCTCTCATGGATCTTTATTGGGTTGGCGGCTGTTGGGCTTCGTTGTAAGCCTGTGCCGCCTGAGTTCCTGCCTTGATGTAATCCGGTCCCTTGTTGAGCATCAACTTCTGCATCTCTGCTTTCTGCATCGCATCCTGCTGACGAGCCTGTTCCTCAGCGATTTCCTCTTTGGACTTTATAAGACCTGTCAAATCCATGCCAAGATAGGTGGCGAGTCTGGTCATATAATTGTCGAGGTTCACATACTGAGCGATAACCTCAGGTCCAAGCGGGGACAGATGCTTCAAGAAGGTGTCGAGTTTCGCCATCTCCTGACCGCGCCCGAGGGCTTCAAGTCCGGTAACGATGGTGATGTCAACGAGGTTCGCGGGAAGGGTAGGCAGGACACCCTGTTGCGACAGGCGGTCCAGCACGAGTCGGATAAAGGGAAGCTGAAGTTCCTGTGCGAGAAGCGAATAAATGCCGCCAATGGCATCCTCAAGCTCCTGCGCCATGTACCGGATTTCCTCTGCCGTCACGCGCTCTGCCTGACGCTGAATAGCGGTGTTCATCAGGAACGCATGAGCCAGCCGCTCCGTAATCTTCTGAGCCGTCTCACTGGCGACTCTGAAGTCGTTGAACTTGTTTGCCTGTAGCGTGGACACGTCATCAGCTGAGCCTTCGACAATGTCCCCGTTCTCGGCGTTCTCAAGAGTTTTCTTTTTCGTGACGGAGTTCGGCTTGACCATGAAGAGAATCTTCGCGGCGGCAACGGAACCCTGCACGATGGATCGCATCAGTTCCTCAAGAGAAACGAGGTCGCCTAGATATTCCTCGACGTAGCCCCTACCGTAGTCTTCACCGTCCACCTTAACAAAGCGGAGGGGAATCCACGGACACTTATCTTTCGGATAATGTCCACGGGAGTCTTCGGGAGTCTTCCCCTCAATCTCCTGCTTGACAATCCACCGGTCCTCGACAAGAGCGATTTCCGTATAGATGTCGATTTTCTTTTCGTACTTCTTGTTGGGATCGGCGTTTTCCTCAGGCGGACGCGGGACAATCTCCTTCACCTTATCAGGGAGAAGTTCCCATACCGTCGTTTCCTTCGTGATGATAGCAACGGTGTTACCGGCTGGGTCACGCTTGACCACATAGTTTTCCAGCTTGTAGACTTGAAGTGAGAGCTTCTTGTCCTTCGGGCAGTACAGCAGGATGTTCCCACCGACCACCAGATGACGCAGGGCTTCGAACAGGCTGGACCGGGCGTTGGACGATTCGATATGCTTCGCGCCCTTCTGTTCAATCTTAGAAAGGGCAAGCTCAATCTGGTCCTTCGTCTGCGGGTCTTGTTCAATCTCAGCCTTAACCTTGTCATCGGGGATGTAGAGCTTGAAGAACGGACTGTTCGGGGGAAACAGGGCAAGCAGGAGTTTCGCGGCGATGTTGTTCACCCCGCGTGCGCCGACGCCCTGATACGGAGTCTTGAACTTCGTGTGTTCGTTTGCCCCCTCAGGCGGAATGAGAGTCGGAATGGTATACCGCGAACACTCACGCGCCCTGTCAAGGAAGGGCTTGCGGGTAAGTGCTTGCTTCTCATACCGAGCCTTGATAGGGCCGTTGGTTCGGGTAGTATCCATTTATCGCCTTTGTAGTTATGTTGGAATCATGAGGCCGGAACGACCTGATGCGTCGCCGCCAGACTGAAGGTCCACCTTCAGAGCACTCCGTCCCTGCATCTGTTTCTTCTTGTCCGCCGTCTTCTCGACCGCCGGTTGCATAACCTTCGGGGTTTCCTCAGCCGGGGGCGGGGGCGGCACAGGGGCGGGGGCAGGGGGAGTAACAGACTTCGGGCTACCGCCAATACACATTGATAGTCTCCTTTAAAACAGGGGGATGATTTTGTAGGTGAGGGCCGTGGATTGATAATTAAATCCACTCGCAAAATTCGCTAGACCGCCGCACCATTTCTGTGAGCCACCACTTTGCGCGTCATAGACTTTGATTCCGCGCGCGATAGGAGCGGCAACCACTTCCTTGAAACTGATGTCCCAAATTGCGTGAATGTGGTTCTTCCATCCAGAAGACTTATAGAAGTTTAACGTGGGGGATGAACTAGGCGCGGTTAGATAGGTGGTATACGAATTATATTCTGTTTCGTATTCAATATCGTTACAATGTCCAGCATGATACGGGGCAACGGTCCACGACCGACTCCCGAAGGTTATCGTCAGGTCGTCGTAGTACCTGCCGTCATCGCCATAACCCTGCGTGGCCTTAAAGGTCAGTTTATAAAGTTTTCCTGTCGTGCAACTCATGGTAAACCAGCCATGACTGCCGGGTCCACCGATAAGAAATAGGCGTTGGT